CTGGTGACGATCCAGCATCTGAATACGGTACATTTACATTGGTAGTACGTGACTTTACAGACACAGATCAAAGACCAGTTGTATTGGAATCATATAACAATTTAACATTAGACCCAGATTCAGCTAACTACATTTCTAGAAGAGTTGGTGATAAATATTACACAACCAATTCTGATGATAGTATAGTAATTAACGGTGACTATGATAACGTAAGTACATATATTCGTGTTGAAGTTGACTCTGATGTAGTAAACAAAGGTATATCTCCAACATTGACACCATTTGGTTCTCAAGGATATATAAACCCAGTTTCATCTTCTTTCGCATCTCCTTCAGTAACTTTCATATCAGGTAGCCCTGAGATCAACGGATCTTATAGCAAAAAAGTATACTACGGATTCAATTTTGATTCTGCAGATAGCTTAAACTACTTGAAACCAACACCAAATGGAGCAGCAACAGATGCTGTAACATTTAACTTGGATTCTTGTACAATTCACCCAAGTGCATCTAAAGTAGATTCTAGATCAACATTTATTGGTGGTTCAACCATCAGTAGTGTTTCGTTCAAAGGATTGGATGTGTCTAATAACTTGAAATTTACTGTAGCATTACAAGGTGGATTTGATGGAGCAGATCCAGCAGTACAAAAGAAAACTGGTGCAAACATTGTTGGTTCAAACTTATTTGGTATGAACTGCAGTACTGCAAACTCAAATGGTACCAAAGCATATGTAAAAGGTTTAAATATCATTTCAAATGCAGACCAATACGACATCAACTTAATTGTAACTCCAGGTGCTACAATCGCAGATCATCCAGCTATCATTAATAAAGCAATTGAAGTTGCTGAAGATAGAGGTGATTCATTCGTAATTGCAGACGCAGTAGTACAAGGTGGATCAGTCGGTTCAGTAATCGCAGCAGTAGCTAACTCAGGAATTGATAGCAACTATGTAGGTACTTACTGGCCATGGGTTAAAATCATCGACACTGATAAAAACAAACCAGTATGGGTACCACCAAGTGCAGTATTACCAAGCGTATTAGCTTACAATGATACTGTAGCTTATGAGTGGTTCGCACCAGCAGGTTTAAACAGAGGTGGTATTGCAGAAGCAACAGACATTGAATTAAAATTAAGCTTCACTCAACGTGATGCATTATATGAGTCTAAAATTAATCCAATTGCAACTTTCCCTAATCAAGGAATTTGCGTATGGGGTCAAAAAACTCTACAAGCTAAACCATCAGCCTTAGATCGTATAAACGTAAGACGCTTGTTGATTGCATTGAAGAAATTCATTGCATCTTCTACAAGATACTTGGTATTTGAAAACAATACAAACGAAACTCGTCAAAGATTCTTAAATATTGTTAACCCATACTTAGAGAGAGTTAAAGCTCGTCAAGGTCTATACGCTTTCAGAGTTGTGATGGATGAAACAAATAACACCCCAGACGTAATTGATAGAAATATCATGTATGGTCAAATTTATTTACAACCAGCAAAAGCTGCTGAGTTTATAGTATTAGACTTTAACATTTTGCCAACTGGAGCATCATTTGAAAACGCATAATTTTTAGGACTGACATATTTATAATAAAGACGCAAAATGGCAAATTTAATAGAAAACGATAAAATATTCTACACCCCTTACGAACCAAAGGTGCAAAACCGCTTCATCCTAACAGTTGATGGTATTCCTTCATTTATTATGAAGAAAGTATCTCGTCCTCAGTTAGAGTGTGGTGAGGTAGTATTAGACCACATCAACATTATCCGTAAAGTAAAAGGAAAATGTAAGTGGGGCGATATCACAATGACATTATACGATCCAGTAGTTCCTTCAGGAGCTCAGGCAGTAATGGAGTGGGTTAGAACAGCTCACGAATCAGTAACTGGTAGAGACGGTTATGCAGATTTCTACAAAAAGAATTTTGATATTACAGTGTTAGGTCCGGTAGGTGATAAAGTTGAAAACTGGAAAATCTGGGGAGCTTACATTAAAACAGCACAATTCGGCGATTTGGATTGGAGTACTGAAACTCAAGTTGAGATACAGTTAACTTTAGCAATCGACTACGCAGTATTGGAATACTAAAATATTACTTTTCCCGAAGTATTACAGAAGAATAGTCTAGGCCCTGTTGTCTAGACTTTCTTTTTTCCGTATATTTATATTAAACAAACAAAGTTTACAAACAGTTATTATGACAAAAGTAGTTAATGATGCCTTTAATGGCAGAGCACCAATCAGCGATGATGAGATCAAAGCAATGTATTTATCTCAAGTTGAAACTGAAGCAGCACAAAGTCCAAAGCTAGACTTCCCAACAGAAATTATTGATCTTCCATCACGTGGACAATTTTACCCAGAAGGACATCCTTTAGCATCGGGCAAGATCGAATTAAAATATATGACAGCTAGAGAAGAGGACATTCTTAGTTCAGCTAGCTTAATCAAACAAGGAGTTGTATTAGATAAACTATTACAAGCTCTTATCGTAACCAAAGTTAAGTTTGACGAAATTCTATTAATGGATAAGAATGCAATCTTTGTTGCAGCTCGTGTATTAGCATATGGTAATGATTATGGAGTAGAGTTGGAATGTCCAAGTTGTGGTGTTAAACACAATGAGCATATCGATTTAAGTTCTTTTGAGGAAAAAGAAGTAGACTGGTCAGGATTCAAACCAGGACAAACTACTTTTGATTTTGAACTACCAGTTAGTAAAAAGAAATTAGCATTGAAGTTTTTAACTCAAGGAGATGAAAAAGCAATTAGTGAAGATTTAAAAGCTGCTAAAAAAGTTAGCAAATTCACTGGTGTTGATCCTGAATTAACTACTCGATTAAAATATATGATTTCAGCAGTTGATGGTGACACAGATAAAATTATGATTGCAGAGTTTGCAAAAAACATGCTTTCTAGAGACAGCTTGGCATTACGTGAGTACTTGAAAAAAGTAACTCCGGACATTGACACAACATTTGCATTCGATTGCAATAGTTGTGATTACGAAAACCTAAAGATGGCTGTGCCCATCACGGTCCAGTTTTTTTGGCCTGGGGCCTAACTATAGGCCCGTTCTGTATGACCAGATCTTTGATCTATTATACTTTGGTAAAATGGGACTCACCTTTACTGAAGTATACGGTCTCCCTGTGTACCTTCGTCGGTACTATTACACTAAGTTGGCTGAGTATCTTAAAAGAGAGAATGAAGCTCAAAAAGGTACATCAAGTCCTTCAAATTCAATAGCTAGACCACCAAAAGTGAAATAGTTAGATATTTATAAGAAAATAACAAATGAAGAAGAGCGAACTACAAAACCTAATCAGAGAGGTACATCAGGAGCTTTTAGAAGAAGAAAAGCTTAAAGAAGGTTTACTTTCTTGGGCTAGTGGTGTTTCTGATAATGTTGTTTACAGTGTGCTAAACAATTATAAAAATATTAGACAAACTGATATCTTTAAAGATCCAAAAATTAGATCCTTAGCAAAAGATTTAAAAATATCACAAAAAGACTTAGAAAAGAGAGTTAGTGACTTAATGCAAAGAGATAATAGATTTTTAAAAGCACTAGCAACGCAAAAATTTAGACGTTAATAAATGGCTAAAAGCAAACCACAAGCCCAACAAGAAACTGAAAAAATTTCCGCAGCGGAGAAAAGGGCCGCACAAGCCCGAATTGAAGCAGAAAGAGATTTAGCAGATAGTATTGGCTATTCTAATAAAGAATTGCAAAAGGCTATTGGTTTGTTAAAAACTCAAGCTGGACTTTTTGATGGTATTATTAAGAGTAATAAAGCTTTAAATGATTCCACAAAACAAAACGCAGCATTAAAGTCTGATCTAGCAACTTTATATAGTAATGAACTTCAAACATCAAATACTCTCCTATTAAAGAGAAATATGATTTCGACTGGGTTGCAGGATGACTACGCTCAATATTTAACTCAGTATATGATTCAACATAAGATAAAAGATGTTGATGACGAAAGGTTAGTTGGAATGAAGGAATTATTAGCACGACGCCAACAAATTAACATGGAAGCTACTAAAGAGACCGAGTTAATTGAAAGCATGGCCTCATGGCAAAAAGAATTAAACGAGGAGTTAGAAGGTTACTCTACTGGTTGGGAAAAAATAAAAAGTAAACTAAAAGCAATAGCCACTGATCCACAATTAGCAAAAACAGTTTTTGCAGTTGAAGGTATAAAAACTTTAACAGAGGGAATTGGTAAATTTGGTGAAGGATTTGAAAAGCTAAGAGAAAAAGGCTTATCAGCAGGACAAGCAGCTGCAGGACAAATTAAGTCTATAAGTGCTATGTCTATATTAGGACTATCAGACACTGCGGGTGTGTTAGATGGAATGGTCGACACTTATGGGAATATAAATGCTTTATCTAGATCGCAAGTTGATGAAGTAGGTCACTTGGCTCATGAAATGGGTATAGCGGGTGCAGAGGCATTTAAGCTTCAAGCTGGTCTATCTGAAATGCCGGGTGAGACGTTGGAAACTGGTAAGAATGCAATGAAGTATGCCAATGAATTAGCAAAAGTAAATGGACTAGCTCCAGGAAAAATTGCTGAGGACATGGCTAAGAATACTGAGATGATGGCAACGTATGCAAACGGCGGAGCTAAAGGTTTTGCCAAAGCAGCTGTTGAAGCTCATAAATTGGGTATGAATATGGCAACTACGGCTAAGATGTCTGATCATTTACTTGATTTTGAAAATAGGATTAATAAGCAGATGGAGGCATCTGTATTATTGGGTAGAGAGATTAACCTGGACAAAGCAGCACAATTGGCATTAGAAGGTAAGTCTGGAGAAGCAGCTGCTGAAGTATTGAAAAGTATTGGAGGCCAAGCTGAGTTTGAAAGAATGAATGTAATAGAGAAAAAGGCAGTAGCAGAAGCAGCTGGTCTAACTGTAGCAGAGTTAGCAAAAACAATAGACGCACAACAAGAGTATAATAAATACCATGGTGAAGATGTTAGTATGTGGATGAAGGGATTAGGATTTGTTACTGAAACTGGTAGTAAAGTGGGTGGCTTCTTAAAAGAAAATGGAATGCTACTACTTTCCGGTCTATCTGTAATGAAGCAGTATGGTGGTGGATTGAATATAGTAAAAGGTGCGATGGGAAAATTAGGAGGCTTGTTTGGTAAAGGAGGTAAAGGATCTCCAATGGATTCAGCAACTAGTAAAATAACCGGATCAGCTGACAAAGCAGGAGATTTAGCGGGCAAAACCAAAGGAGCAGATGCTAAAAAAGGACAGGGTGTGGGTGGCTTTATGAAAGGACTTGCAGGTGGATTAAAAGCGTTTGGTAAAAATGCAAAACAAGTATTACAAGGATCCTTAACATTCGCAGTCTCAGCAGCATTGCTCGGAGGAGCGTTGGCTTTAGTAGCTTTGGGATATCAAGCAATGGGAGGCAAACCTGAAACATTAATCGGTTTAGGTGTAGCGTTGGCAGGCTTTGGACTCACAGCAGCAATATTAGGCAAACTATCCAGTCAGATTATGCAAGGAGCACTAGCAATGTTAGTACTCGGAGCATCGCTTATTCCAGCAGCCTATGCCTTTAGTTTATTGCAAGGTGTAGATCCAAAAACATTAATTGGATTTAGCATAGCTTTACCACTATTAGGATTAGCAGCTGCAGGATTAGGATTTTTAATTGTACCAATTGCATTAGGGGCATTAGCATTAGCATCCTTAGGAGTTGGTATGATAGCAGTAAGCGCAGGTTTACTTGCTTTACAAGCAACTCAAGGTGGTATAGAAGTATTTACTAGCTTGGCAAGTGTAGCATCACAAGCAGCAGGTTTAGGTGGTGTAGGATTTGCTTTAATGGGAATTGCAGCAGGACTTGGAACAATGGGACTTGCAGGATTTGCAGCAATGCCAGCAATTGGAATGTTAATTGCGTTAGCAGCAGTAGCTCCAGCATTAACTGGATTAATGGGTGCAATGAGTGGTGGTGGAGGTGACAGTGGTGGTGGAGATGATAAAATGGACACTTTAATTGGCAAAATAGATCAATTAATAGGAGTAGCATCACAAGGTGGAACAGTAAACTTAGATGGTAGAAAGGTTGGTGACATTGTAAGATTATCAATCAACTCAAGTAAAATTAGATAATGGCAAAACTATTTGCAAATTTAGATATATTAAAAAATGCACCAAGACCAAATATAGTCTTGCCTGATGGCTCTATAAACCAAGGAGGCTCAACATTGGCTAAAACTAACTTTGCAAGTGTTATTAGTTTGTCTGATAGATTAAAGCAATCTAAGTTAGGAACTACAAGACATTTACCTGAGTTTTTTCTTAGTGATTTGTTTACTGGAGTTATTACTATTAAGAAGTATGAGCCATTCCAACACACAAGTAGTATTAAAGTAGTTTATCCATCAGCAACAGTTGATCAAGGTAGTGCTACAATTAAATTAATAAGATTTTTACCAACACAAGGTGGAACTAATCCAACTTTTGTAACTTTAAATTCACTAAACCTACAAGGAACTATTTTCAGTAATGGTGTTTACACCTCTGTAACAACAATTATCTATCCAATCGGTGTTGGTAAAATACAACAGGGATCAGTAGTAATTAAACTACCAATTAATGTTGTCAATCAAGGTACCGGAACTAACCCAACATATTCTATAGGATTAGATAAAGTTAAACTAAGACAAGGTTTAAGCTTTAATGGCCTAATATATTATAGTGGCGTAATACCAAATACTCCATTAGCCAATTACATAACAATCCCAACGATTGTAATTAATACGCCTAATGCAAATTACTTAACTATCCCAACAATTGTATTAGGAAGACCAGATGCAAATTATTTAACATTTCCTACAATTGTAATACCTGAGTTTATAAATTCAGACCCAAACATAAGAGTAAAAACACAAGGACTAAAAACCCTAAGATATACAGCAGATAGATCGTTAGCATATTTTACACCACAAATTAAACATGGTAGTGAAGAACCGCAAAATCAAATAAATAACGATGTTACCAAAAACAGTTTTAAACCAACTGGTGCTGGTAAAATGATTATAGATTTATTAGGTGGCCGATATGGAGTAAATACAACTGCACCAGTACAAAACTATTTAACCGAGACTAAAGATAATAAAAACGTACCGGATGCAGAGTCTAGAATTATTACAAACGTGCTAGGAGATAGAAATGTTTCTAATGACATTGTAAATAACCTACTAAAAACTAAAGTCATAAACACTATTCCAAAGAAGGAATCTAATGTGACATACAAAACTTATGGTGATGTTAGTAGCTACTCAGATTTAATTAAAAAAATAGTAAGTAGAACAGCAAGACCAGAGAACTCTAAATATAATGGAAAAGAGGTAAAGGTTAGTTTTGCTAGATATGGTGGAGACACTGTAACTTTTACAGCATTCCTAACATCTTTATCGGATAGTGTAAATACAAGCTACGGAGATATAAACTATGTTGGTAAGCAAGATACTTTTAAAGTTTATAAAGGAACTACGAGACAAATTGGAATTGGTTTTAAAGCTGTTGCATTGGGATCTGATAGTGGATTTGCTACTAGTGATCAAAAAGCAAGAGCCTTAGCTACTAAGGTAAATAAACTAATTCAAACAACGGTGGTTGGTAAAGTTGGTGGAAAAGCGTATACTGAAGGTCCTTTTATAAAATTCTCACTAACTGGTTTATATAGCAATTTATCAGCTATTGTTAATAGTGTTAAGATTGATGTTAGTACAACAGAAACACCTTGGGATGCAAAAGAAGTATTGCCAATGTATTAT